CGCCGCGCGCCCCCCCCGGCCGGCCCTGCCCTTTTGTGCGGGCGCGCCGTAGGTCGTGATCGCACGATCCAGCAGGGCCCGGCGCTCCTTCGTGGTCATCACGGGCGGCCTCCCTTCGTCAGCTCTCTGACCAGTACGGCCACGAGCACGATCACGATGATGGCGATGGTGATGGCGGTCGGGATCCAGATGGGGGCCAGTACCCACAGCCAGCTCCAGTTGATGACGCCGGTGAGCTTCAGGGCGATGAAGGCGACGGCGAGAAGGCCACAGAAGCCGATCCCGCCGGCCGTCGTGTTGTTTCTTTCGTTGTTCATGTATTACCTCCAGTATTATTTGCCGAGCCCCTTCAGCGCGCAGGCTGTGCAGGCTGTTCGAACGTCGGGCTCCAGTGCGAGGATCCGGCGGGCCGTGTCTGTCTGCCAGCACTCAGCGCCACAGACAGGGCAGGTGGTGAGCTGCCAGTCGTCCGTCGGAGGCTTCGGGACGTTGTCGCGCAGCGGCATGGTGAGGATCCCGCCGTCTCCGGGCTGGTGAGGCGTGAGGATGGGCTCAGGCTCGTTGGGGATCATGGCGTCGAGGAGCTCGTTGTACTTCTTGAATATGGCCTCCGACGCTGCACTCCAGCTTTCGCCGTGCTCCGTGTCCTCCGGGGTGGCGACGTGGGCCAGCTCGTGCGCCAGCAGCTCAGGGGCGGCGCTGATGGGCGCCTCGGCCGAGATGCAGACGATCGGCGTGCTGCCGTCGTCGGGAAAGATGGTCAGGCCGTAGGCGGTGCCGTTGGTCTCGTCCCGCAGGTCGGGGACGTACTGCGCGACGTACTCGACGCCGGGGTAGAGCTCAGAGAAGGCCCGGGCCACGATGGCCGTCGGGTCGTTGATGAAGGGCGAGGCCATCGGGCCGATCTTCTCGTACTGCTTCAGGGCCGTGTAGGTCTCGCGCAGCATGGCCCGCACTTCGTCCTTCTTGATGCCGTTGATGGTGGGCCCGTTCAGGATCAGGTCGAGCATCCTGTCGCTCCAGTCCTGCATCAGGTGGGTCTCCGGCATACCGCAGCCGAAGGGCACGACGTCGACCTTCTCACGGGTGAGGGTTTCGTATTCTTTCACGGTGCTGCTCCTTTCAGAAAAGCCGAGCGGGCCGGAGCCCGCCCGGCGCTCCATTTACTGCATGACGACGACCTTGCCGGCGTCGATCAGATCGCCCATGTTCTTCAGGAAGTAGTCGGCGATGTTCTTCTTGGCCTCGAGCTTCCAGATGCCGCCGTCAGCCTCGAAGAAGCCGATCCCCTCGTCGGGATCCACGCGCAGCAGGAACTCGCTCTCGGGCTGCTCCACCTCGAGGAAGGTGCGGAACGGCCGCAGCATGACGCGGGGCTTGATCTCGACGAGCGCGTTGAGGGCGACGCCCTGACGGGCCTCGACGGTCTGCGTGACGCCGTTGTCGTTTGTGCTGACGCTGTTCTCGTTGGTCATGCGGCTCAGCAGGTCGAGCAGGTAGGCCGTGCCCTCGTTAGGGATGCAGAGGCTCCGCAGCTCGATCAGAGCTACCTCGCGCCCTCTGAAGCCGGTGCGCAGGCCCGGGGCGTCAGCCTTGGCGCGGTAGAGCGTGTTGCGGGAGAAGTCGCTCAGGTAGGTGGTCATCACCTCGACGGTGTCGTTGCTCTTGACCTGCACCATGATGGTCGTGCCGACCTTCTCGAGCTCGGTGCGGATCAGCTTGCAGATGCTATCGAGTCCGCTGACGCTGATGCAGTCAGGGCGGTCGACGTGCGGCGGGATGCGGGTGAGTGATGCGTCGGCGTAGGTCTGGCCGTCAATCTCGAAGATCTTGGTCTCCTTCAGGCTGACGATTTTGTCGATCATTTTTGCGAGCATTGTGTTGTCCTCCTTGTTCTGTGTTGTGGGTGGTTATCCGTGCTGGACGAGCTTCAGGAGTTTCGGGGCCTCCTGCTGCGTGCCGTCCATGTTCATTTGGCCGGGCACCTGCGGCACCATCTCAGCGACGACGAGCTCGCCGTTTCCGTCAGAGGTGACATAGAGGGCCGTGGCGACGGGGTTGGTGGCTGCGAGCGTAGACTTGGCCGTCACGGAGACGCCGATGGTGCGGCGCTCGTCGTCCGGGGTCAGCTCGATGGTGAGGGTGATCTTGCGCTTGGCCGTGGCCTTCGTGTTGGGGTCGAGGATGTTCTGGATCACCTTGTCCATCTCATAGTCGACGCGCTCCTCGAAGGCGCCGCGGGCCATCGACATGATGCTGTCGCGCTGGTTCTGTTCGTTCATGGGGTTTCTCCTTTCTTTTCAGGTGGCCGATCCGAGCGTCATCTGCTCGGCCTCGGTCGGGTTGTCTGCGTAGGCTGCGGCCGTCTGTCCCGTGGGGCCTGAAGGCTCCGCTCTGGCCCACACGGCCTCGGTGGCGTCCGAGCGGGTGGCCTTACGGCGGCCGACCGTCGTGAGGATCCCGATCTCCTTCAGCTCTGTGAGCCGCGGGGCGACGTAGTTGCGGTTGAAGTACGGGATCCGGCCGGCTGCGACGAGCTCCTCGGTGATCTCGCTGGCCGTGAGCTCACGGTTGCCGAGGGTCTCGAGGATCAGGCGGCAGCGGGCGGCCCGCTTGGGGAGTACGGCGTCATAGCTGCGGCGCCGGGTCTCTTTGGTTGTCTGGTTCATGTGTTTCCTCCTTTCCGGCCAGCTCGACGCTGTCGGCTGGCGCGCTGTTGGTGCATACTTGCCCGGACTATGCGACGTCCGTTTTTGCGGCGGTTTCAGCCTGTGGGAGGAGTTTGAAGATCTCCGCGATGACTGAAGCCGTCCATCCGTTTCCGATTGCTCTCTTTCTCGCCGGTTCCGGGACGGCTGCTGTGTAGTTGGCGGGGAGCCCTTGGAGCTTTTCGAGCTCCTCGACGGTAAAGCGCCGGATGACATTGTCGTAAAATACGCAGATGTCGCAAGCGCAGGTGATGGTATGGCTTTTCTGATGTATCACGCGGCCGCGTCTGGTGGCACTCCCGGGGAAGGCGAGGGAGACGCCGTCTCCATCGACGGCTTCGATATATCCGCGGGCTGTGGCCTGTTTGACCACGATGCCGCCGGCGGTCTTTTGGACGAGTCCCATCGAGCCCTCAGATATTCCCGGGCCGAACAGGAGCCCGCCGGCCTCCGTGAAGCCGCTCACGTCGACGCTGCGGTCGATGATGGTGTTCAACGGCTGCCCCCCCCGCTACTCAGCGAGCTGAGGTCTGCGATGTTACTCCAGTAGGCCCTCGGCCGATTTTGAGCGGAGTGTGCGCGGCTGTTGATGTGGACGGGCTGCACGCCGAGCTTCTCAGTGATGACGTCCTCCCACTCGCGTTTCATAATCACGTTTTCGAGGAGGAACTTCACGTCGGGGTTTTTCTCCCTGACTTCGTTCAGGACTCGCACATAGTCAAAAAACAGGCGGCTGCGCGGATCGTCGAAGTTTAGGCCGGCTCCAGCCCTTGAGAAGCCTTGGCAGGGGCTCCCGCCGATGACGAGGTCAATCTTCGGGAGGTCTGGCGCCGTCACGCTTTCCACGGGGCCGATGTGGATCATGTCGGGCCAGTTTGCCCTCGCCACAGCCTTCGCGTCCTTGTCAATCTCGCTGGCGATGTAAAGGTCGACGGGCACGCCGGCCATCTCCAGCGCGAGGCGGCCGGTCGCTATTCCGTCGAACAGGCTTAGGACTCTCATGTCGTCACCTCCTCGATGCCGTGCAGGAACTTGATGAAGCCGGCCGTCGCCGGTACTTCGTAGCGGGAGAGCTCTGCGTGCGTCATGTACTTGCGGCCGTAGATCTCGGCCATATCGCGCCAGACGGGCCACGGCACGCGGTAGAAGTCCGTCAGGCTCACGGAGACGAGCACGAAGGCGATGGCGCCGAGTTTGTGATGGGCCTCGAGGTCGTCCTGCTGCTCTTGAGTGAGCCGGCGCTGCTCGATGCGCTCGTCGTCGGTGTGCTTGGCCTCGAAGTAGATGCTCCGGCCGCCCTTCAGGGTGCCGCCATAGTCCGGCTGTGCCTGCTTGGTATAGCAGGCGAGGAACTGGCCCTTGCGGTTCTTGGCGCCGAGGGGCTTCATGGGCTCCGGCGTCTTTTCGATCTTGGCGAGGCCGCGGCTGAGGTAGTAGTCGCACGAGGCCGAGATGATATTCTCGAAGTAGCCGCCGGCGACTCTGGCCTGCTTGCCGCGGATCTGCGCCATCATGTGTTTTTCGGCTGCGTAGGGCGTCGGGTCGTTGTAGCCCTCCGCGTTCTTTCTCGGGTCGTACTTCGTCACGGCGTTCAGCCTCCGATCTCGATGTGGACGCCCGGATCGGAGATCAGGCGGTCGGCGAGTGTGAGGATGGTGGCACCGTCGAGGTGGACGTGGATGGAGCCGCCGCGGGCAGGCAGGTGGATCGTCACGCTGCCGATGTTGGGATCGTCCTCCTCGCTGCTTTCGGGCTCCTCGTCAGGCTTCAGCTCGCTGATGGCCTCGAAGCCGTTGCGGACGGGGATGCCGTGCGCCTTGGCGAGCTCGATCTCCGCGGCCATACCGGCCGAAGGGTGGTCAATACCGAAGGCCCACAGCTCGGAGCAGCCGAGCACCAGCTCGCTGCCGATCTTCAGGGCCAGCTCACGCTCCTCGGGGACGTTGTCGTCCATGAACTGCGTGAGATAGATGTGCGGGGTGACGGGGATGACGCCCTTCTCCACAGCCGCGCGGCTGTACTCCTTGGCGCGCTGGATGTTGTTCTCGTAGTCCCCGCGGCACGGGGAGCAGATGTAAACCTTTTTCATGTTGTTCCTCCTATCGTGAGCGCCAGCTCTGGCCGGTGAGGGTGATGCCCCTGCACATTTCCATGAGCCGGTCGATGGTGGCCCGGGCCGTCATGCTGTCGTGGCTTTCTCGCGGCGTCATGCGGTCGATCAGGGCCTCGGTGTCGTAGTTGGTGGTCACTATGGTCGGCAGGTATGCCTCATAGCGGCCGTTGATGATGTTGTAGACCGTGGAGATCGCCCACTCGGTCGGCGGCTCCTTACCGATGTCGTCGATCACGAGGAGCGGGACGGTCTTGTAGATCTTCAGGACGTCGCTCTCGCTGCCGCCGGTCGTGGAGTAGGTGCGCTTGATGCGCTCCAGCAGGTCGATCATCGTCATGCAGATGACCGGCTTGCCTTGCGCGATCAGGTGGTTGGCGATGGCAGCGGCGAGGTGGGTCTTGCCGGTGCCCGGCGGGCCCGCGATAAACAGACCGTTGCGGCCGGGTTCCTGACGGCCGGGCTGTGGCAGCATGGCGTCGAAGCCTTCGGCATAGCGCCGGGCGGCTGCCGCTGCTCGCTTGTTGTTGTCGGTGAGCTGGAAGGTGGAGAAGGTGCGCCGCAAGAAACGGTCGCCCATGCCTGACTCGCCGACGATGCGCTTGATGCGATCCCGCATTTTCTTCTCCTCCTCAGCCTTGGCGGCTGCGGCCTCAGCAGCTTCGCGCTCTGCCTTCGCCTTCTCATAGGCAGCCACAGCCTCGGGGCAGGTGCATCGCTCGGCTCCGTATGGAGGCCAGAGGATGCGGTCGCCGAGTGGGATGCCCTTGTGGTAGCGCAGGGCGCCGCAGAACTCGCAGGGGACGGGCTCAGGGACTCCGGGACGGCCGGCGAGGCGCTCGTCGTTGCTCCAGATCCAGTTACCGGCGTCACTCGTCGTCGGCCGGCTTGAAGCCCTTGCCCCAGTCTCGGCCGGAGCTGTCGGGCTGTTCAGGATCTCGCTGATTTTCTGCACCTTCGTTCACCTCCTCATTGTCCCAGTAGCCGCCGTTGAGCCATGTGCTCGGGTTCGGTATGTAGCGCCCGTTCTCCCGGCGCCACTGGTCGCTCCGCTTCTGAGCGTCGACCGCCTGCATGATCCTCTCGTGGAGCTCAGCGTTGGGCTTGATCTTGTTCCACGCCTTCAGAGCGTACTGCTTGCCGGTCTTTTTCGGGTAGGCTTTCCAGAACTCGAGAAATCTGGCCTCGACGAGCGACTTCGTGCCGCCGTCACTCCCCTCGTCAGAGGGGGAAGGGGGTGTATTACCTTCTCTTGTCTTATCTTCTCTACTCTGGTCTACTCTGCCTCCGGCTTTCTTGCGGCTGTTTGCCGGTCGTCCTGCGGTCGGCGTTTGGTCGTCCGGCGAGGCGTCGGCAGACGCCGCAGCAGCGGCCCGGCGACTGCGGGAGCGCTCTTTCTCGGCTTGCCGCTGGTCGATCAGCTTGCCGGCGTACTCGTACCAGTCGTGGATCTCGAGCGTCCCGTCCTCTTTTTCGTCGATCCAGCCCGCCCGGATCAGCGTTTTCGCCAGCTTTTCGGGATCTCCGTCCCACTGAGCGGCCCGCGAGATCATGCGCGGCGTGATGTCGACGAGGCTGCCGGTCGGGGCGTTGTCGAGGGCCCACAGCCAGAACGAGACGAGCAGCCCCATCATGTGCGGGGGCTCGACTTCGAGCTGGTCAGCAGCGTCGAACAGTTTGCGGTGATCCTTGAGTGTCTGATGCACTTGCAGCCATGCCACGGTCGTCACCTCCTTTCTGTGGTTGTTTGTTTGTGGCCTGCTTTTGGTCGTCTGCCGGTCGTCCGGCGGTCAGGTTAAAATGGAAGGTCGCCATTGTCCTCAATCTCCGTGAAGTCGCCGGAGCCCTCAGAATAGCCCGGATCGGCGAAGTCGCTGCCAGAACTCTGGCCGCCGTCCTTCTTGCTGTCGCAGAAGTGGACGGAGTCGACCGTGATCTCGACGGCTTTGCGGCGGTTTCCGTCCTTGTCCTCGTAGCTGCGGCTCGTGAGCTCGCCCTCGACGAGGACGAGGCGGCCCTTGCTCAGGTACTTGCAGACGAACTCGGCCTGTGCGCGCCATGCGACGCACTCGATGAAGTTGGTGATCTTCTTGCCGTCCTTGGTCTTGCGGCCGGTGTCGCTGGCGAGGGTGAAGCTGGTGATCGCCGTGCCCTGCTGCGTGTACCTGAGCTCAGGGTCAGCGGTTAGACGGCCTTGGAGGCCGGTGTGGTTATACATTAGGCGTTTCCTCCTTGCTGGTTATGCTGTGCGGCCGCGTTGTCGAGGGACGTGCAGATCTCGTCGTACTCTTGGCGGGTCAGGGTGGCCGGATCCTGCTTTTTGTACTTCTCCACGATCCGGGCGTTGGTGCGCTCCTTGGTCATTCCTGCGGCCTCTGCCTTCTTGTAGAGGCGCGCGAGCTGCGCGTCGCTCAGACGGCCGGAGCCCTGCCCCTGACGGCCCTGTGCGGCCTGCTGGCGGCCTCCAGCGCCGGATCCTTTGCCCTGCGCGCCGAAGTCACTGTTGTCGGGGTCGTCCTCGCCTTGGTCGACGGTGAACTTCTCGAAAAGGTAGTATTTCAGGGCGTAGGTGTGGGCCGCGCCCTTGGCCTTGGCGGGGTCATCGTTCCAGCCGACGGCGTGGACGGTGGCCTCGATGGTCTCGTCGTCGTTGTCGAGGTTCAGCCAGCGGATCGTCAGGTCGGCCTCGTAGAGGAACATGAGCTTGTCGCCGTTGCGGGTCTTGGTCTGCATGGTGATCCAGTAGACCGGGTCGCCGTTCTCGGCGTGGCGCGTGGCTTGCTCGCTGATAACGTCGAAGTCGACGCCGAGCTCGTTCATTATGGGGGTGATCTTCTCCCACACGTCGTAGATCTTGGCGTACTTGTAGCTGACGCCGTCGCTGTGCTGCTTCTTGACGATCTCCGGGCAGGCTTTCCGCATTTCGACGAGCTTCTGCCGGAGCGTCAGGCAGGCGGCTTCAGGAGGGGCCGCGGCAGCGGCCGCCCCGGGGTTCTTGGGTTCTCGCCTTCTCGGGGCCC